CCTAGACGGGCTGCCTACTACTGATCTATACGAAATTTGGGGGGTTTATTCATGGCGACTAACTTTGACTCCGCACTGGTTCCTCTGAGCCCTGAAGAGATGGGCGATGAGCCGGTGATTGAGATTGAGATTGAAGACCCCGAGTCGGTAAAGATCGGGATGGGGGGTGTGGAGATTGAGATCAGGCCCGATGGGCAGACAGATTTTGATGCCAACCTTGCCGAATACATGAGCGAGGGAGACCTCCAGAGCATTGCCTCAGACCTGATTGGGCTGGTTGAGTCAGACATCAACTCCCGCAAAGATTGGGCAGACATGTATGTCAAGGGGCTTGAGGTTCTGGGCATGAAGTATGAAGAAAGGGCAGAACCTTGGCTTGGGGCCTGTGGTGTTTATTCACCCATCCTGACCGAGGCGGCCATTCGCTTTCAGTCGGAGATGATCACCGAAACTTTCCCCGCCCAGGGTCCGGTCAAGACCCAAATCATTGGTGAGGTGACCAGAAAGAATGAGGAGTCTGCCGAGCGGGTTCGGGACGACATGAACTACCGCCTTACAGACGAGATGGTCGAGTACAGACCAGAGCATGAGCGCCTCTTGTACTCCCTCGGGCTGGCCGGTTCCGCGTTTAAAAAGGTCTACTACGACCCCACCATCGGAAGGCAGACCGCCCCATACATCCCGGCAGAGGATCTGATCATGCCCTACGGGGCCTCCAATGTTTACACAGCAGAGCGTGTAACGCATGTGATGCGTAAGACGGAGAACGAACTCAACAAGCTGATGGCCGCAGGGTTTTACCGGCAGACAGAACTGGGCGAGCCTGTCAGAATCTTTACCGACATTGAAAAGAAGAAGGCAGAGGAACAGGGCTACTCCCTAACAGACGACGACCGCTACCAAGTTTTGGAGATCCATGTTGACTGGAATCTCAAGGGTTATGAAGACACTGATGATGATGGAGAGGAGACCGGGATCGGACTCCCCTATGTCATCACCATCGAGCGAGGTACCTCAACGGTTTTATCTGTACGACGGAACTGGAATGAGTCCGACAGACGAAAGCTCAAGAGACAGCACTTTGTTCAATACACCTACATCCCTGGCTTTGGTGCTTATGGCCTTGGTTTCATTCATATTATTGGGGGCTATGCTCGTGCTGGCACTGCAATTATTCGACAGTTGGTTGACGCAGGCACCCTCAGTAACCTGCCCGGTGGCCTCAAAACACGAGGTCTTAGGGTCAAGGGCGACGATACCCCAATCGCCCCAGGCGAATTTCGTGATGTAGACATCCCTTCAGGGGCGCTGCGTGAAAACATCATGCCGCTTCCCTACAAAGAACCAAGTCAGGTTCTCTCTATCTTGCTTGAGAGGATCACCGACGAGGGAAGACGCCTTGCTGCAATCGGAGATTTAAAGCTCTCCGACATGTCTGCTCAAGCGCCAGTTGGGACAACCCTGGCAATTCTTGAGAGACAACTCAAGACCATGAGCGCGGTTCAGGCCCGTGTACACGCGAGCCTGAAGATGGAGTTTAAACTCCTCAAGCAGATCATCCGCGACTACATGCCGCCCGACTACTCCTACATCCCTGTAGGGGGAGACCGCGCTGCAAAGCAGTCGGACTACGACCTCGTTGAGGTGATCCCCGTCTCCGATCCCAACGCCGCCACGATGGCGCAGCGGATCATGCAGTATCAGGCGGCCCTCCAACTGGCCCAGGGCGCTCCCCAGATCTACGATCTGCCCCAACTTCACAGGCAAATGCTTGATGTCCTGGGAATTAAGAATGCCGACAAGCTGATTCCCGTCTCTGAAGATCAAAAGCCGAGAGATCCCATCTCGGAGAACATGTCCTTCCTGACGGGAAAACCTACAAAAGCCTTCATCTACCAAGATCATCGGGCTCACATCGCTACCCACATGGCTCTTTTACAAGATCCGATGGTGGCCCAGATGATTGGTCAGTCCCCGATGGCTCAACAAATGGGGGCGGCCATCATGGCCCATGTGGCAGAACACATGGCCTTTGCCTACCGACAACAGGTTGAGGAGCAGTTGGGTGTACCCATGACCGCGCCAGATGTGGAACTGGACGAGAACACAGAAGTGCAGTTGTCCCGCCTTGTTGCACAAGCTGCCCAGCAACTCTTACAGAGCAATATGGGCAAAGCCCAACAGGCCCAAGCCCAACAGATGGCCCAAAACCCACAGTTGCAAATGGCCCAGGCAGAACTACAACTGCGGGCTCAAGAACTGCAACGCAAGGAGCAGGACAGCCAGAGAGATTTTTCCATCGCACAAGAAAAGATCCGCCTGGAAAGGGAGCGTATCGCCATTGAATCCCAGAAGGAGCAGGCTCGTTTACAGGCATCTGCCCAACAAAACGACAAGAAACTCAGAGCAGAGATGATCAAGACGGTGATGAAGCCCCGACAAAAGCCCAATTTACCAAGACAGTGAGGTTTAAATGGCAGCCACTGCGTTTTCCGTGGTTTTAAAAGAGATTGAAGAGCACAGGGAATCCATCGCCCGTGCCCTAATCGACGGCGCTGCGAAAGATTTTTCGGAGTACCGAGACATGTGCGGCCAGATCCGGGGTCTTTCGACCGCACACATGTTCATTAACGACCTCGTGCGAAAGATGGAGCAAGACGAAGATGAGTGAAATCCTTCTCAGTACCGGAGAAGATCAGGTGCCGACCACCCTGCCAAAGACGGCAGAGGAAAAGGCCAGACAACTCCCAGAACCCTCAACCTACCACCTGCTGTGCGCCATGCCAGAGATCGACTCTGAGTATGAAAGCGGCATCGTCAAGACCGGACAGACCATGCACTATGAGGAGGTGCTGTCCCCCGTCTTGTTCGTGATAAAGATGGGCCCAGACGCCTACCGAGACAAAACACGCTTCCCAAGCGGCCCGTCCTGCAAGGCGGGAGATTTTGTTTTGGTGCGCCCCAACACGGGCACCCGAATCAAGATTCATGGCAGAGAGTTCCGCATCATCAACGACGACAGCGTTGAGGGTGTGGTGCAAGACCCCCGTGGAATTTCTAGGAGTTAAACATGGCAACAGGACAAGAAGAGTTCAAGTTTCCGGACCAGAAGCCCGAAAACAAGAAGGATGACACCATCGACTTTGAGGTCGAACCAGATATTGAGGTCGTGGACGACACCCCGGAGGAGGACAAGGGCAGACAGCCCATGAAAGAACCCCCGCCGGAAGTCACTGACGAAGAACTCGCCCAGTACTCAGAAGGGGTAAAAAAGCGCATCCAACACTTTTCTAAGGGTTATCACGAAGAGCGCCGAGCCAAGGAGGCCGCCCTGCGTGAGAGGGAGGAGGCGATTCGCCTTGCCCAAAACCTGATGGAGGAGAACAAGAAACTCCAGAGTTCGCAAGGACAAACTCAGCAAGTGCTCCTTCAGCAGGCCAAGAGGGTTGTTGAAAACGAACTTTCAGAGGCCAAGCGCAAGTACAAGGAAGCCTACGAATCGGGCGATTCTGATGCCCTTGTGTCGGCCCAAGAGGAAATTACCGCCGCCAAAATCAAGGCAGACCGGGTAAATAATTTCAAACCCGCCCCTTTACAACAGGAAAAACCTGCGGTACAACCTGCACCACAACCTGAAACAGTAACGCCAAAGGTCGATCCCAAAGCCTCTGCGTGGCAAGAAGCCAATCCGTGGTTTGGTACAGACGACGAAATGACAGCGTTAGCGTTGACGGTTCACCGAAAACTTGTGGAAAGTGGGGTAAGTCCAACGAGTGATGAGTACTACGAGCGCATCAATACGCGGATGCGCCAAGTCTTTCCCGATGCGTTCATCTCTGAGAAGACCGTAAAGAAATCATCAGTTGTGGCACCTGCGACCCGAAGCACAGCGCCCAGAAAGATCGTGCTAACCAAGTCCCAAGTAAACATCGCCAAGCGGCTCGGACTGACAAACGAACAGTACGCCCGTGCGGTTGCGGAAGAATTGAGGAAACAAAATGGCTGAACAAAATCGCCAACCCCGTGATCTGGAGTCCCGAGCCAAGGTCGAAAGGCCGACGAAGTGGACCCCGCCAGAGCTTCTCCCGGTCCCAGACCCGGAGCCTGGATACGAGTTTCGTTGGATTCGTGTCAGCACATTGGGTGTAGCAGACCCCATAAACTTTTCCTCAAAGCGCCGCGAGGGCTGGGAGCCCGTAAAGGCATCTGAGCATCCTGAAATCCAACTGATGGACATTGGGGAGAAGACCCGGTTTCCAGACAGCATTGAGATTGGCGGACTCATCCTTTGCAAGACCCCAACAGAGTTTGTCCACCAACGCAATTCTCACTATCAACAACAAACTGATAGTCAGATGAGCTCGGTTGACAATAATTTCATGCGCGAGAACGACCCCCGGATGCCCCTCTTTAGGGAGAGGCGCTCTGAGGTGAAATTTCGCGGTTAAAAAATCTTAGGAGTCATAAATGGCTTATCCCGTCATCGACGCCCCCTACGGGCTAAAGCCGATCAATTTGATCGGTGGTCAGGTGTTCGCGGGCTCCACCCGCGACTACGCGATTGCCAACGGCTACAACACAAACATCTTCTTTGGTGACTGTGTTGCTCTTGTCCGTGGTAATTTGGAACGCATCAGCGTGTCTACTGGTACTGAGGGTACTTTGGTTGGCGTCTTTCTTGGATGCTCCTTCACAAACCCCACCACCAAGCAGAAGCAATTCCAACAGTTTTATCCAGCGGGCACTGCCGCCGGGGACGCTGTGGCAGTTGTATCCGACGATCCAGACGCAGTGTTTAAAGCTGTGGTTTGTTCGTCAGGTACGACGGTTGCTTCAGGTGCTCGTGCCATGATCGGCCAAAACTTGGCAATGATCAACAACACGGGTCTGACCTCAACTGGTAACTCCCGCAACGCTGTATTGGCCCCCAACGATACCCCGGCAACAACGGCTGCTCTGCCGCTGCGTGTCCTGGGTCTGGTGGCCGATACTGTGGTAGCCCTGGGTACAGCAACCTTCTCCAGCATCGCAACTGCTACCGTCACCTGCTCGGCCCTGCCGTTTGCACTGCCGGTCGGCACCGATGTTGGTTCGCTGGACTCAAACGGCAACTACATTCCCTCTGGCTCGTTTGTAGATACTGCGGCCTCGGCTGGCGCGACTTCGTTCGTTTTGAACCAAGCCCCGTCTACCGCCTTTGCCGCCAGTGCAACCTTGGTCTTTAATCAGTTTCCCGAGATTCTGGTTAAGTTCAACCACGGCCAGCACGAGTACTACTTCGCTACCGCGACCGCCTGATAAGGAGTAACTTAAAATGGCAATTTCTCGTGCCCAACTACTGAAAGAACTTCTGCCGGGTCTGAATGCACTGTTCGGTTTGGCCTATGCTGGCTACGGCGAAGAACACAAAGAGATCTACGAAACAGAGACCTCTGAGCGTTCTTTTGAAGAGGAAACCAAGCTGTCTGGTTTCTCTGCCGCTCCGGTTAAGCCAGAAGGTCAAGCGATTGCGTATGACAACGCGCAAGAGGCTTTCACCGCCCGCTACAACCACGAGACCATCGCTATGGGCTTCTCTATCACCGAAGAGGCGATAGAGGACAACCTGTACGACTCTCTATCGGCCCGGTACACCAAGGCTTTGGCCCGTGCAATGGCTTACACCAAGCAAGTCAAGGCTGCCGCAATCCTGAACCAGGGTTTCAGCAGCAATGTTGTCTATGGTGACGGTGTGAGCCTGTTCTCGACGGCCCACCCCCTGGTGTCTGGTGGTACCAACAGCAATCGCCCAACCGTTGGCGCTGACCTGAATGAGACTTCTCTTGAGAATGCTGTCATTCAGATCGCTGGCTGGACGGATGAGCGTGGTCTGTTGATCGCTGCCAAGCCCCGGAAACTGATTGTTCCTCCGGCTTTGATGTTCACGGCTACCCGTCTACTGGAGACTGAACTCCGGGTGGCGACTGCCGACAACGACATCAACGCCATTAAGAACAATGGGTCGATCCCCGAGGGCTACACGGTAAACCACTACTTGACCGACACCAATGCGTGGTTCCTGTGTACTGATGTGCCTAATGGTCTGAAGCACTTCGTCCGTACCCCGATGTCCACCTCAATGGATGGGGACTTCGACACCGGAAATGCCCGGTATAAGGCCCGCGAGCGTTATTCGTTCGGCGTGTCTGATCCCCTGGGCATCTTCGGTTCGCCCGGTGCTTAATCTTCCT